AGTTCCCAGCTTTCACAACTTCGGCAGCTATATTAAGATTAGCTTAATTTAAGGTCCTGGAGCTATGGCAGAACTTACTTACACAGTAACCGTAGCTTCAGGAAACCTATATGGTGGAGGAACTGGAAACGTCTTTTATTTAGATGGAGCCAGAAATTCCACAGGTCCGGGTACTGTCAATTGGGTTAACGGAGGAACTTTAAGGTTCGAACAAAGTAATGCCTCAAATGATAATCATCCGTTAATTTTTTCTACAAATACAAATACTTCTGGAATTATTTCTTCTGGAGTTACATATTATCTTGATGGGTCAAGCAATCAAGCAAACTACACAAACACCACAACATTTAACGCAGCAACAACTCGTTACGTTGAAATAACTCCATCATCATCAACTGATTTTTATTATCTTTGTTATGTACATGGTATTGGTATGGGTGGAATATTTGATATTGAATCAAATGTTTGGGGTGGACTAGCTTGGGGTAATGGTGCTTGGGGAAACCAAGGTCACGTTGATGTATCGGTAACAGGAGTATCATTGACATCAACTATTGGAAATGAAACTCACATAATTGATCATCAAGTAACTGCAGTTGGACAACAATTAACATCTTCAATAGGTGCCGAAGTTTCAGGTACTTCAGCATTAGTTCCAGTAACAGGAAGTTTAGAGTCTATGGCTGTGGGCCAAGTAGTAACTGGAATTGGTGCACTTACAACAGGTTCATCAATGACTTCAAGCATTGGAACAGCTACAATAGATGAAACTACTTTGACTGGTGAAGGTTGGGGTAGAGCACAATGGGGATCGTTTGCGTGGGGTGTAAATTATTCAGTAGCACCTACAGGGCAAACACTAACATCATCAATTGGTGAAGAAGTAGGATTTACTGATGTAACTGTCAGTGTTACAGGTTCTTCATTAACATCTACACAAGGACTAATTTCATTAATTGGAGATTTTGGAATAGTTGTTTTTGCTGCAGAAGATCAGTTAGATTTTACAATGGGTTCTGTAAGTTTGAATGCAGATGCAAATGTTACAGTAACAAGTGCAGGTTCAATAACCTCTCAAATAGGAACCGCTGTTGGAGGTTTAAAAACACCTGTAGATGTTACCGGTATACAATTAACTTCAACAATAGGTACAATTGCTCTTGAACAAACCACTATTGAGCCTGTTACTGGACAACAGATAGCAATGTCACTCGGCCAACATGCTGAGATTCCAGGTCAAATAATAGGCGTAGGAGGTCTTCAATTAGCAAGTTCAATAGGTTCTGTAACAGCCAATGGTACAGCAAATATAGATGTTACGGGTATACAATTGACAGCTTCTATTGGATCGCCTAATATTACTGCCTGGGCTGAGGTAGATCCTGGAGTAAATAATGTTTGGACAGTGGTTGATCGAGCTGCATAAATAAGGTAAAATTATAATTATTTAGGAGATAAAAATTTATGACATCTAGTTACTCAACAGATTTAAAACTCGAACTAATGGTGACTGGCGAAAACGCTGGTACATGGGGAGATAAAACAAATACAAACTTAAATGTAATTCAACAAGCAATTGCTGGTTTCGAACAAGTAACATTATCAAGCGGTGGTACATTAGCACTAGTAATGTCAGATGGTGCATTATCAAATGCAAGAAACATGGTTATTAAATTTGCTACAGCTTCAATTGCTTCTAGCACAATTTGTACAATTCCAGATTCAATAGAAAAATTTTATATTTTTGATGCAACCGGTTTAACTAATCCAACAAACCTTACAATTAAAACTGCAAGTGGAAGCGGATTTACTTTGGATGCTGCAAAAATTTATGCTGCATATTCTGACGGTACAAATTTAAAAGAAATATCTTTAGATACTTTAGGTGGAACTATTGGAAGCGCCCAAATAGCAGATGATGCTATAATAACATCAAAAATTGCTGACGATGCTATAACTTCTGCTTTAATTGCTGACGATGCTATTGTGTCCGCAGCGATTGCCGATAATGCAGTCGTGACTGCATCAATAAATAACGATGCTGTAACTGCAGACAAACTTGCAAACACTGCTGTAAGTGCAGGTTCTTACACAACTGCTAACATTACTGTAGATGCACAAGGAAGACTTACTGCTGCATCAAGTGGAGCGGGTGGAGATGGAAGTTACGTTCCAAGATTAATTAAAGAAGGTCCTGCTTCAGGTAATTTTACAACACCAAGTAATGCATCTAAATATTACGCTTACGCTACCGGCGGTGGCGGTGGAGGCGGGGCACCAGGTCCCGGTGGAGGCGGTTCTAGCGGAGGCAAAGGAGCCTCAGCGTTTTTTACAGGATCAGTAAGTGCTTCTACATCTTACGCATATTCAGTAGGCGGAGGTGGTAACGGAGGTAATAGAAATCCTGTTCCTTCAGGAAGTACTGGAAATGCTGGAGGTAGCGGAGGTACTACTACTATAACTGGTTTATTTCCTTCAGTAGACGGCGGTGGCGGAGGTAACGGAGCAAACTTTAACGCTCCCGGAAATCCAGGAGGCCCAGGATCTACGAATCCCTCAGCAGCTTTTGATTTACCTTTTCAATATTTAGTTGGTACAGATGCTCAAGGCGGAGGTGGTAATAGTGCTGTTGGTGGAGTTGGTGGTTTAACTTTTTTTGATGATGGAGGTCAATAATGGCCTATGTAATTGAATTAAATAATGAAGTTAAAAATATTGCGGAAAATGAAACAGACAAAAATAATTGTATTTATTCTTTTCCACCAGCTGTAGCACATGAAATAAGCGATGAAAACTTTTCAAAACTTAAAAAAAATTTAGCAACAGCATCCGTTTCTGCAGGAGTTTTATCCATTACAGAACATTCTGAATATGCTACAGATGTTTTAAATGAGGACCCGGCAGAGTTAAAAATTTATATTGATAATATTATAAAACAATTAGATAGATATTTAAGAAGTCATACTGATTCTGAAAATATTTATTCAAATGCTCAAAGTTATTATAACTCGTTAAATTCTTTAAATTATTCATCGTTAACTTTTCCTTTTGTAGGTACATGGGAAAAATATTGTGAAGATAATTCGATTACATATTTACATCCTTTACAAATTTTATAATTATAATATAACCTTTTAATGTTTGAAAACGTTATAAAGTTTAAAGCTAATAAAGAATTTATTAAAAACAATAAAGACAATTTACCTGTACCAATAAAAATTAATATTCCTGATTGGTTTAAGAAATTAGAACATAGTCCTACGAATATTACTATAAAAGGATGTATACCATTTTTAGAAACTTTGACAGCAGGCTATCTTTTAAAAATGCCACTAGACTACCACCTCCAACATAACATTGATGAAGAAGGTGAAAAAAGAACAGGATTCCATACTAATATTTTTGAAGAAACTCCATTAGCTGAAAAGATAAATTTAAATTATGATAGAAGACATTATTTTCACTCAACTAATCAATTAAAAGGTAGTCCGTTTATAGAAAAAAATAAAAAATTACCTTTTCATAAAATATGCAATCCTTGGCATATAGAAACACCACCAGGATATTCTTGTCTTTTTGTGCCTCCTTTAAATAATACTGATGATAGATTTTCAATTATTCCAGGTATTGTTAATACAGATTCTTTTATTGATCATAATGAAATTAATTTTCCAATAGTGATTAATGGAGATAAGTATCAAACTTTGAATACAACTTTAAAAAGAGGTACTCCTTACGTACAAATTATTCCTTTTAAAAGAGACAATTGGAAACTAAAAGTAGAAGAGAGAGACGAAAAAAAAATAAGTACTAATAAATTTTTTCAAGTAAAACATCTTCTTCATAACTACAAACAAAAATTTTGGAAAAAAGTATCATGGAAATAAAAGAAGGTTTAGAAAATTATATTGTAAAATTTGATAACGTTATGCCAGAAAGAATTTTGAAATATTTTTCAAAATATATAAAACAATTAAATGAATTTCAAGAAGCTAAAATAGTTTCTCAAAATGGACAAATTATAGATCATAATATAAGAAAAGTTACTACAAAATCTATGAACATTTACACAAAAAGTTTAACTGAGATACATTGGGCTAATTTTTTAAAATTTACATTTATTCAATTTATAAATGATTATCAAAGAATATTTGATACTAAAATCAATTTTAATATTAGTAATATTGAACTTTTAAAATATGAAGAGGGCGGTCATTATAAATTTCATGTAGATGATTGTGCAGAAATTCATAGAACTTTTAGTTGTATTTTTCTTGTTAACGATGACTATGAAGGCGGTGAATTGTTGTTTAAAAATATTTCTACTAAAGAAATAATTAAAATTGATAATATAAAAAATAGATTAATAATTTGGCCAAGCAATTTTTTATTTCCTCACTCAGTAGCTCCAGTAACTAAAGGAGAAAGATTTTCGGTGGTGTCATGGGCATTATAGGTAAAGATTTTAAATTTAAAAAAATAGAAAATTTTATAACAAAAGATGAAATTAGTTTATTATCTACATATTGTAGAATGATTCATACAAATAATATTTATAATTTTGATTTAGCTGAACAAAATAATAGTAATACGGGAGATACTTTTTTGTATGGAGATCCAATCATGGATTCACTTTTACTTAAGAAACAATCTGTAGTAGAAAAAGAATGTGGTAAAAAAATTTTACCTACTTATTCATTTTGGAGAGCTTATACAAAATTTGCTGATTTAAAAAAACATAAAGATAGAGGTTCTTGTGAGATAAGCGTAACCTTAAAAATTGGTGGAGATGATATAGATTGGCCTATTTTTATGGATGGCACTCCAATAAATTTAAAAAAAGGAGATGCAGCAGTTTATTTAGGTAGGGAAGTTTTGCATTGGAGAGATGAATATCAAGGTGATGGTCAATTTCAATGTTTTTTACATTATGTTGATGCAGATGGTAAATATAAAGACTATCATGTAGACAAAAGAAGTAATTTTGGTATGAAGGCTGGTCAATGAGAATAATACAAAAAAATGATGGTAGCGGAGAAATAATTTTTACAGACGATGAAATTGCTATTTTACAAAAACATAAAAAACTTACATTACCCATACCTTTTTTAAAAGATTTTATAAATCTTTTTATGAGCTTATTTTTTGAAATGCATAGAAAAATGGACAAAGACACGGTGATGTCTAAGACAAACCTTGATAAAAATATTGAAGTTAAAGAACCTAAGACTGAGGTTTAATTATTGATTCTAGTAAGGTATAATACCCTATGCCTCTAACAAAAGTAAATATAGCACCAGGATTTAACAAACAAGTAACTGCAACAGGAGCAGAAGGTAAATGGACCGATGGCGATTTTGTTAGATTCAGATATGGCTTACCTGAAAAAATAGGTGGTTGGGAACAAATTGTTAGTTCAACTTTAGTAGGTGCTGCAAGAGAACAGTTTGTTTGGGCAGACCTTGATGGAAGACGATACGCAGCCATAGGTACAAACAAAGTTTTAATTATTTATTATGAAGGATCTTTTTACGATATAACTCCCTTAGGTACAGCTCTAACTAGTTGCACTTTTAATACAGTCAACACTTCAGCAACAGTTACGGTAAATAAAGCTGCACACACTTTACAGCCTGGAGATTTATTTACATTTACTTCAGTTACACCTCCTTCAGGAGCTGGGTATTCAGCATCAGATTTTACGACTAACACTTTTGAAGTGGTCACTGTTCCGGATAGTGATTCCTTTACTATTACAATGGCAAGCGCAGCAGGGACAACGGTCAACGGAAGTGGATCAGCTACAGTTAACCCTTATATAAGTGCAGGCTCCTTAGGATTTACGTATGGATTTGGTTGGGGAACAGGATTATGGGGAGGTGGTCAACAAGTATTCGGAACGTTAAACGGAGCTTTATTAGATGACACTGCTGGTACGGGAGGATCTGGAACTTCTATAACTCTTGCATCAACGACAGGATTTCCAACATCAGGTACTATAAAAGTTGGAACTGAATTTATTTCGTATACAGGTATCTCTACAAATGATTTAACAGGTATAACAAGAGCTACTGCAGGTACAAGATCAGCTCATTTAAGTGGATCAGGCGTTGAAGTATTTACTGGTTGGGGAGAAGCTTCTCTTTCTCAAACACTTACTATAGATCCTGCTTCATGGTCTTTAGATAATTTTGGAGAAAAACTAATAGCAACTATCAAAAACGGTAAAACTTTTGAATGGAACCCTATTAATTCTAACCCAAGTGCATTGACAACAAGAGCTACAGTTGTAAGTGGTGCACCAACAGCATCTGTCATGTCTATAGTTTCAGACAGGGATAGACATTTATTAATGATGGGAACTGAAACCACTATTGGAAGTGGCACAACTCAAGACAAAATGTTTATTAGATTTTCTGATCAAGAAAATATAAGTGATTACACGCCAACCTCAATTAATACAGCAGGTACTTTTAGAATTGATGCAGGCACTAAAATAGTAGGTGCAGTCAAAGGAAAAGACTACACTTTAGTTTTAACAGATAATTCTGCATACGTGATTCAATTTGTAGGTCCACCATTTACTTTTTCTATAAGACAGGTAGGATCAAACTGTGGAGCTATAGGCCAGCATTCTATTAAATATGTAAACGGAGCAGTATATTGGATGGGGGAGTCTGGTGGCTTTTTTGTTTACGATGGTACTGTAAAATCTTTACCATGCCAAGTTGAAGATTTTGTTTTTACCAACAAAGGAGATAATCTTGGTGTAAACTATCAAAACGGTGAATCAGTGTACGTAGGTTTAAATCACTTATACGAAGAGCTTACTTGGTTTTATCCTAAATCAGGTTCATCATTTAATGATAGATCTGTAACCTATAACTATCAAAGCAACACTTGGACAACAGGTTCATTAGCTAGAACTACTTGGGTAGATGCTAATTTATATGACGTTCCTTACGCAACTGAATTTACTTCTACAGCAATTCCTACATTCCCAGTTGTACAAGGTGTTACAAATATAAATGGATCAACTATTTATTATGCCCATGAATCAGGAGTGAATCAAGTTGATACAGCTGGTAATAAAACAGCAATACCAGCATTTATTGAATCAGGAGATTTTAGTTTAAATATAGAGGGTAATGCAGAAGTATTTATGAGTATGCGAAGATTCGTTCCTGATTTTAAATTAATTCAAGGCAATGCACAAATTACAATACAATTAAGAGATTTTCCTAGTGATACAGAAGCTTCATCCCCGCTTGGACCGTTTACAGTAAGCTCTTCTACTGATAAAGTAGATACTAGAGCTAGAGCAAGATTTGCTAGTTTAAAAATTGCAAACACATCGACAGATGAAAATTGGAGATTTGGTACTTTTAGAGCTGATGTGCAACCTGATGGTATGAGAGGATAATGGACGAAATATTTTTACAAGATTACGCTAATAACGTAGCTCAAGCTCAAGACCCTTTTGGTGTTGCAGCAGTACAAGCGCAACCAGGATTTGAAAATTATGCACCTAGTTTTGTTAATCAAGGGTTAGAACCAATGGGTTTAGCACCTCAAGAGGGCCCTGTTGAGATGTCTTCAGTAAAACAAGTTGGAAAAAATATAATGAAAAATCAAGCAACAAATTACATAATAAAAAAAATGGGTTTAGAGGGTCTTCAAGAAAATTTATTAAGTTCTGTTTTAGGAACTAATCCTTATGTTCAAGGTATAGCAGCTTTAGGTTCTGCTCTTACAGGTAATCCATTAAATATTTCAAACTTTTTAGCGCAAAAAAGAGCTGAAAAAGTTTATGAAAGAAGTGAAAAACAAAGAGAAGCTGGATTAAACAGATCAACAACACAAGCAATTCAAAATAAATTAGACCAACAAACCCCATCTGCTCAAAATCAAGGTAGAGGTGGAAACATACCTTCACCTTCTAAACCTACTTCAGATGGATCTAAAGGCACTAGAGGACCTGGAATGTCTGGTTTTGGTGGAGGAGCTGATTTAGCATAATGGCTAGAGTAGATATAGTAATTCCAGAACCGACCTCTACCTATAGGCAAGAAAATCAAAGGCAAGTTACTCAGTCTTTAAGAACGATGCAAGATAAGTTAAACACTTCATACCAACAAGAATTAAAAAATGAACAAGATACTTTTAATTGGTTTATATCATGACAATTAGATACAAAAGCGATACATTTACTTTGACTACAACAAACGTTACTACAGTCTTAACGTGCCCAGCAGATGCAACTGTGCTTGTTAAAAACTTACAAGCAGTTCATGATACAGCTAGTAATGTGGATACTCATGCCTTGTTAACAAAGTCAGGTGGTTCCGCTGTTAAAATAGCTTACAAAGAACTTAATAAAGCTCAAGCTAACATGATAGAAGAAACTTTATCTATGGAAGCAAGTGATGTTTTATCAATGCAAGCAGGATCAGCTAACGAAATAACAGGTGTTGTAAGTTACGCTCTCATAGACCGATCACAGGAAAATGGCTAAAAAATTTAGGGATTTTGTTGAAAGAGATAAACCTAGGAAACGTCCGGGTAGACATAAAAAAAGACTTAACAAAAATCAAAAAAGAGACTATAAGAAATACCACAAACAAGGACGTTAGTGCATATTACTAATTTTCAAAACAACAATATTAATAATCCCTTCAATCCACATTATTCATATCATATATATGAAGATGATTTACCTTTAGATACAAAAGTATTAGGTGAGTTTTTATTAAACAAAGAAAAACAACTTATAAAAGAATACCCACCATATAATAATGGTGGTACAGGATTAAGTGAAAATAGTGTTACAAGTAGATTTATATATTACAACTTACTCGAGTTTCCTGAGTGCGGCTTTCTTAAAAATGATATAAGAAAAGCACACGATACATTTTGTAAGTTTTTAAAAATAGATATACACGAATCATATTATGTTCAATGTTGGTTTAATGTAATGAGAAAAGGTGAAGAGATTAAATTACATAATCATGCAGATGATAATACAGGTTATTTGAGTGGCCATATATGTGTAAAAGTTTCAGATACTACAACAGATTACGAAGTACCTTATTTTAAAAAATTATATAAATGTAAAAATACACCAGGAAAAATAACTTTATTTCCAGGTTGGCTTTCACATAAGGTAAGCACTGTAGAAAAGGACGATGTAAGAATAACCATAGCGTTTGACATAAGAACTCAAAGCTCTTATATTGAACACCTTAACGATAAATTTAAAAATCATTGGATTAAAATATGAGTAATGAACCTATAAAAATACCTGCTCAAGCAGTAGAAATAGTAAAACATAAAAGAACTGGTAAGGTATATGCAGATAAAGCTGAATTTGATGCAGATGTTGCAGACCCTAACACAGATACAACCACAGAGGATTTTAGACAGGATTTAGAAATTAAAGTTACTAGAGTTTCTTTGGGTGCTCAAACAAAAAAATAAATGATTAATGTAATTAATGATTTTTACGAAGAGAATCGTTTAGGTTTAATAATTATAAATTTTTTAAATCTACCTTTTCAAAGTAAACAGCAACCTATTAATATTTATTTTGGTAATGATTCAAGATTAAGTTACCCTGTTCATGAAACAACTATTTTAAGTAAAGGTGAAGGTTTGACACCTTATAATATTTTTAGGGAAGAATGGGAAAAAAAAACTAATATTAAACCTCTTTATATACGTACTTTTTTTAGAAAAACAAAATTAACAGAACTTAAAGAATCCGCTTCTTGGAAACAATATAAACCACATACTGATCAAGAATATTTTGATATTGCAGGTTTAATATACTTTAACTCAAATTTTTTAAAAGATGGAACCCACATCTTTAATTCTAAAGAGGATTATGAACCAACTGCTATTATAGGAGCTAAGTATAATAGGTGTGTTTTTTATAATTCCTTAACACCTCATTCACCTACTATGGAACAAAAAGTCGAAGAAAGATGGACTCAACCTTTTTTTATAGTTTATAAAAAAGAAACATATGAAAAACTTTTAAAAGCTGAAAATATTAAACATGAAGCCTAGAGGGGCCACTGAGCTACAACACGAAATGCTTGAAAAGCATGTTTCAAAAGAGCTGTTGGATCAAGTACAAATATGTACATCAATACCAGGTAAAGTTCCAATAGATCCAAACAAGTTAAACATTCTTTGGCAAAAGAATTCTTGGGATCAACCTAACCTTCAAGAATTTTTTACTAATAAAGAAAGACATAAGGAATATGATTGGTATGTATTTAATAGTCATTGGAATTATGAAAAGTTTAGATATGCTTTTGATATACCTACTGAAAAATCTGTTGTTATTAAAAATGGTATAGATACTTTTCCTGTAAGAAAAATATATAAGAGAGGAACTCCTATAAAGTTAATACACCACTGCACTCCATGGAGAGGTTTAAATGTTTTATTAAGAGCTATGCAAGAAGTTGAAAACCCCCATATAAAATTAGACGTATATAGTTCTTGTAAAGTTTATGGATCTGAATTTGCAGATAACACTGAAAAAGATTTTAAAGAATTATATGAGCAAGCAGAACAATTACCTAACGTAAACTATATTGGGTACAAACCTCATGAGTTTATAAAAGAAATGATGCCTAACTATGATATGTTTGTGTATCCATCTATCTTCGAAGAAACATCATGTGCTTCAGTCCTGGAGGCTTTAGCTTCAGGAGTTCATGTAATAACTAATAATTTTGGAGCTTTGTATGAAACTTGTGCAGAGTGGCCAGTATACATTAACTATTCAAAAAATTACGAACAGATGGCACAAGATACAGGAGCAGCTATAAATGTTGCAGCTTCTTATTTGCACGAAAATTTTATGCAAGAACATCTGCAGGAACAACAAAACTTTTATAAAAGATTTTATAACTGGGAAAAAAAAGGTATGGAATGGACAAACTTTTTGAAAGGAGCTTTAAATGAAAGAAACAGTAAATGAAGATACCTACCAAACTTTAAAAGAAGTTGAGGTCACACCATACGAAAAAGCTACTCTTCCTATGTGGAAACCGGACACCGGACAAAAAGAAGAAAAGAAAAAAAATAAATCACCTTATAACATTATGATTTGTACACCGTGTCATAGTGATGTGACTATGCACTACACACAAGCTCTTTTAGAATTGCAACAACTTTGTATTAAAAAAGGAATAAGAATTACATTTACTTTATTAAAATCTTCTTTAGTTACTCAAGGAAGAAACTTATGCGTTTCAGCATTCTTAGAATCTAACTGCACCCATATGTTATTTGTAGACTCTGATATATATTTTAGAGCAGAGTCTATTGTTAAATTGTTAGATTTAGACAAAGAATTAATATCTATACCTTATCCACTTAAGACAATGATGTGGGATAAGCTATATAAAAAATGGAACGATGGTGAAGTAAAAAACGCTGGAGATATACATAGATGGTTAAACACATACCCAATGAAAGTAGCAGATGCTGATAACATTACTTTAGATAGTGGTGTTATGGAAGTTACACATAGTCCCACAGGATGCATGTTGATTAAAAGGTCGGTGTTTGACAAAATGATTGAAAAGTATCCAGATAAAAACATAGTTCAAAAGACAGTTATAAATGGTGAGTATGTAGATAGACCTCACTTATGGAACTTTTTTGACTGCATACATGACCCTGAGACTAAAACATATTTAGGTGAAGATTTTTCTTTTTGTAAGCTTTGGAAAGATATTGGAGGTAAATGTTATGTCTTTGTTAATGACCCAATCATTCATGTGGGAGAACATCAATACGAGGGATGTTTTAGAGACGAGTTGAAATTAGCTGACTAAAATGGTATTATTTCATACTTAAGATCTTAAAAGGAGAATTTAATAAATGCTACAGTTTTTACCTTACGCACTTGCAGCTTACGGTGGTTATAAAGGATACAAAGGAGCGAGAGATTCAGGTGCATCAGGACTTGGAAGTATACTGGGAGGAGCACTTGGGGCATACAGTGGTTATAATTTAGGACAAGTAGGAGGCTTTGCACAAAAGGCAGGTTTTACTCCATACTCACAACTAGGACAAAATTTTTCAGCTTTAAAAGGATTGCCGGGCCAATCTATTGCAAGTCCGTTATCAGCCAATACAATTCAACAAACCCAAAGTAAGGGAGGAAGTATTTTAGATATTTTAAAAAGACAAAAAAGTGGAGCACCTGAAGGCACACTTGAATTTGATCCATTTAAAACTTCAGCTGCAATTGCTGCAGGAACTTATTTAAGTGGTGCGTTTGATCCACAACCAACAGATATTTACATGCCTGGATATAATATGAGTTATCTAAATATGAGAGATCAAAGACCAGGTTACACTTATATAGATCCAACAACAGGTGAAGAAAAAGCATACGAAAAAATATATGCACCTGAAGAAGCAGGTAAAGGAGACAAACAATTGGGTCCTTATTCTATGATACAGCAAAGATTAAAAGTAGGTGGGTTAGCTGAGATTAAAAAATTTAATGAAGGTGGTATAAATTATTTACCATCAAAAGTTTCACATGACGAAAACGATGCAAACAACTATGTACGAGCATCAGGTTATGTAGAGGACGGAGCAGGCGTAGGAGATAAAGACGAGGATACAATGTTAGCTCAATTAGCAGACGGAGAGTTTGTAACAAGAGCAGATGGAGTATTAGGTGCTGGAATCATAGCTGGAGGAAATCCAAATAGCATGAAAGATATGAGAGAAAAAGGTGCCCAATATTTCTATGAACAACAAAAAAGATACAAACGTGTATTTGATTTATTAAAGGATAGAAATGGCAACAGCGAACAAAAAACAAATTAAACCTTTAGTAAGTATTCTTCCCTTAGAACCTAAGGATATAGAAAGATTTTGGCCTTTAGCAGAGTTTATGGTGGCTGAGTCTTTAGCTTTTTCTGGTAAATACGCAGACTCTTCTTGGGTTATGGATGAACTTAAAAAAGATATTATGCAATGTTGGATAATGTTTGGTTCAGATGAGTTTGAAGAAAATAAAGTTTTTGGTATTTGTATTGGTAGAATTGGTGTCATGCCCAATTATAATCAATACGAGATAATAATATGTACAGGAAAAAGAAGAGAATTATGGGAAGACAATTTAATTAAAGCAGTCACAGATTTTGCTTCTTCTAACAAATGTAAAAGATTAAGTATAATGGCCAGACCTGGTTGGGAGAAAGTTTCCAAAAAATGGGGATGGAAAAAGAAACACGTACAACTAGAGAAATGGATATAATATGAGTTTTTTTGGAGGAGGATCTAGATCAGCACCACCCGCAACACCTGCAACGCAAACATCGTTTGTAAGAGAAGCACCAGGTATTGAAGAACGAAAAATAGAGTTAATGGATGTTGCAAGACAAGTAGCGCAACAACCTATTAATTTACCTGACTATCAAGTAGCAGGCTTAGGTGCATTAGAACAACAGGGAATGACTGCAGCTGGTACTACAGGTGTTGGTACTCCAACTGTTCAACAAGGTATAAATCAAGTAACAGGAGCAGCAGCTCCCATAGGAGCATCACAGATATCACAATATTTAAATCCATATCAATCTTACGTTACAGATGAGATTGCGAGACAAGCAGGTATAATGGGTAATCAATTATCTGCACAAGCAGTAAATGCAGGTGCGTTTGGTGGAGGACGTGAAGGTGTTCAACAAGCAGAACTTCAAGGTAGAGCTTTAGACGCTATGGGAAGAGCACAACAACAAGGTTTTAATACTGCTTTAGGAGCAGCGCAAAGACAACAACAAGTTGGTCTTTCTGCTGGTCAACAGTTAGGGCAGTTAGGTCTAGGCCAACAACAAATGGCACAAAGCGATGTAAATACATTATTTGCTGCAGGTGGAGTTCAAAGACAACTTGCACAGCAAGCATTAGATGCACAAAGACAATCTACATTACAACAACAATACGAACCTTATCAAAGAGCTGAGTTCTTAGCTAACTTGTATGCTGCAGGACCTAAGTCTTCTTCTCAAGTTACAATGGGTACACAACCATCTACTAGTCCATTAGCACAAGCTGTTGGTACTGGTATAGGAGCATTCACAGCGTTTCAAGGTATTCAACCCAAACAGGCCTAGGAGGTTCGATGTCACTTAACAAAGTTTTAAACAGACCGATGTTTAGGAAAGAAGCTCTTAGAAAAGGTGTGCTTAAAACTATTAATGCAAACACAGGTATTATGGTTGGGCAACCAACTACTGGAGCACCCGTTCCAGCTATTAGAAAACCACCTACATTCATGGAAAGAATGTCAGTTAGTAGACCAGCAAGAATGGGAAGAAATTTAATAAGACAAGGGGTTCAGATACCTGGA